AAACGGCTGCAGATCGGGCAGAAGGTGAGGGTGGCCTGATGTACGTTCCGATTCAAAAGGAGCAAACACCGTATCGATTTGAAATCGTCCTGGGCGCCGAGGTTTTCGAGATCGAGGTCCGCTATAATGCGGACTTCGATTTTTTCACGTTGGACCTGTATAAGGACGGCGAGGCACTCGTATACGGCGAAAAGTTGGTGTACGGCGTGCCGCTGTTTGTGGACGTATTCGATCAGCGTTTCCCGGTCCTTCAGCTCGTACCGAAGGACGACGCCGGGCTGGAGACGCGCGTCGGGCATGCCAACTTGGGCGAAACGGTGTTCCTGCAGGTGGTGGAATGATCAATGGAGCAGTTTGGCAGGGTCGTAGAGGTGTCCGTCGGCGGAAAAACGTTCCGGTCGAAGGACCTCTACATCGAATTCGACGTGCCATTCGATGACGATGCCAGCCCGAACGAAAGCGTGATCCGCATCTTCAATCTGTCGCAGGACACGATCAGCCGTATCAAGCGGAACGACATTTTGACCATCAACGCCGGGTATGAGGGAGACGTCGGCCTGCTGCTGTCCGGCCGGGTGTCTTACGTCTCGACGCGGAAAGACGGCCCGGACAAGGTGACGTCGATCTACGTGCTGGACGGTCCGGACCTGACCGGCGTAAAAATCGAGGAAAAAGCATATGCGCCGGGAGTCACCGGCCGGACGATCCTGAACGACCTGATTCCGCTGCTGAAAGTGCCGATCGGGTCGTTTCGGCTGCCGCGGAACAAAGTGTATTCGGAAGGATACACCGTCAGTGGCTCCATCGTCGACCACTGCGAGGAAGTGGCGAAGGACTGCGGCGCCGCGTTCTACATCAACCGCGGAAAACTGTATGTCCGTGCGCTGAGTGACGGGGACGACGCCCAATTCGTGCTCCGAAACGACACCGGTTTGGTCGGCAGCCCGGAATACTTCGAGGATCGCGACGGCGTGAAGGGCTATCACATCGAATGCCTGCTGCAGCACCGCATTACGACGGCGTCGATCATCAACCTGGAATCGAAATTCGTCCGGGGCCGGTTCCGGGTACGGCGCGGGCGCCACGTCTGCAATATGGACACGTTCTTGACGACTGCGGAGGTGATCGAGAGTGCCGGACGCTGAGGAGTTCCTGAAAACTTTCATCAGGCAGCATCTGCTGCACCTGCACACGGCCATGCCGGCGCGGATCGTCAGCTACGACGAGACGCGACGCCGGGCGACGATCCAACCCCTGCACATGACGAAGGAAGTCGGGCGGCCGCCTCGGGAGCTTCCGATCGTCCAGAATGTGCCCGTGTTGGCGCAACGGTTCCGGGTGAACGGTGGGGAACCGCAGGAGTATGTGCCCGTCTACGAACCCGGCGACATCGTGTTCGTCGCTTTTTCCGAGCGCGCGCTGGATTCGGTTCTAGCCGGTGGCGGGCGGCCCGTTCTCCCGGACTCCACTCGGCACCACAGCCTGAACGACGCGGTCATCCTGGGGAGGCTGATCACGTGAAGGACATCAAAATCGTGGACGGCGACATCGTCTTCGAAAAGGGCGACATTGCAATCGTCGAAGGCGCGGACGAGCTTCGGCAGACGGTCTACATCGGCATGCAGACCAACCAGGGGGAGTGGTTTTTGAATCCGGAAATCGGGATCCGGCATGCCGCGTTCGTGGGCAAGAAGCCGAACGACGAGGAAATGCGTGCAGAAATCATCCGGGGCGCGATGCAGGACGAGCGAATCCAAAGCGTGGAGGACATCCGGATCGAGCGCGACATGAAAAACCGGAAGCTGATCGCCTCGTTCCGGGCGGTGGCTGCCAGCGGGGAATCCATCGAAGGGCAGGTGACAATCGGTGCTTGACGCGAAGGGGTTCAAGCGTCCCACATATGCGGAAATCTTCGCGGAGATGGAGACCGAGGCGAGGGCGCGGTTCGGGGAAAACGTGAATACGTCCGAACGGTCGTTCCTCGGCATCCTACTCCGCCTGTTCGCGTGGTTTCTCTCGAAGGTGTGGCAGACGACGGAAAACACCTACTACGGTGCATACGTGAACACCGCTGAGGGCGTCCAGCTCGACCGCCTCGGTCCGTACGTCGGCATACAGCGGAAACTCGCCACTTGGGCGACCGGAACGATCCAAATGACCGGGACGCCGGGGCACACGGAGCCGGCCGGTTTCCGTGTCGAGACGCCGTCCGGGGTGGTTTTCGAGACGATCGAGGATATCACGCTGGATGAGACCGGCGTCGGGACCGGCGAGATCCGGGCGCTGGAGGCCGGTACGATCGGGAACGTGGCGGCGAATACTATCACGATCATCACCAACCCGAACGCGAACATCACAGCCTGCATAAACCCGGCGCCAACGTCCGGAGGCCAAAACAAGGAGACCGACCAAGAATTTCGGGAACGTTTCGCGCTCTCCACCGCCGGCGGCGGCGCCGCGACGATCGACAGCATCCGGTCGGCGCTTCTTCGGACGCCTGGCGTCCGGGCGGCTGTCGTCATCGAGAACAATACCATGACCACAGACGCAGCTGGCCGTCCGCCGAAGTCTTTCGAGGCGTATGTGCTCGGCGGCCAGCCCGAGGACATCGGTCAGACGATCCTGTCTACGAAAGCGGCGGGGATCGAATCATACGGCACAGAAAGCGTCGTGGTGAAGGACATTTCCGGGAATCCGCACACGATTCGGTTTTCGTACGCCGAAGAGGTGCCGATCCATGTCCGGGTCACGGTCTGCACGAACAACCAGTACCCGGTCGATGGAGATGAGCAGGTGGAATCGGCCATCATCCGTTACATCGGCGGCGAGGACTATGATGGCCAGCTTTATGTCGGCCTGAACATGGGCGACGACGTCATTCATAGCCGGCTGATCGCGGCCGTGTACAAGGTGGCGGGCATCGAGGATGCCACAGTCGAGCTCTCCACGGATGGTGCCACATGGACGCAGGCCAACATCCCAATCGACCAGCAGCAGGTCGCGCAGACGTCGCACGCCATCATCGAGGTGGTGCATGCGACATGATAACCGTGCAGGACATGCTCCGCAGGCTGACGGACGTCTTCAGAAAGGACCCTGAATCGAACGTCGGGAAGCTGATGTCCATTTTCGCTGCACAGCTGCAAAAGCTGGAGCAGACCGCTCGGCGGGTGGAGGAATGGCGCGACATCGACAAGGCCGAGGGAACGACGTTGGACCGGATCGGAGAAAACGTAGGTCAACCGCGCGGGATGGCGACCGATGAAATCTACAGGATCCTCATCAAGTCCAAGATCGCCCGAAATCTCTCAAAGGGCGACATAAACACGATCATCACGGTTCTGGCGACCGCGCTCAATACGAACCCAAGCGAGATCCGTATCGTGGAGCTCTACAACGACCCAATCGAACCGGAGCCCGCGGCAATTTCGCTCATTCAACTACCCATCGAGCGGATCAATGCCGTGGGGATGGACCCGCGGCAATTCGCCCAGATCGTGCAGAAAACCGTTGCCGCTGGCGTCCGTGTGGGAGTGATTGAGTTGACTGGTACTTTCGAATATGGAACCATCGACGATCCACCGGACCCGAACGCCGGATTTGCTGATCTGGATCAAACCATTGGCGGGACGCTCGGCGCCGCATATTCGCCGGGCCTCGTACCCGATCTGCCATTGTGAATGGGGGAGCGAGAAATGCCGTTTCAAGAAAAAATTCCTGAGTGGAACGCTGAAGGTGTTGAGCCGCCTGCATCGAAGAAAGCGGCCGGCTGGCAGGCTGGTGAGAAACCTCCGGCCGACTATTGGAACTGGCAGATGAACCGGACATATCGAGCGTTGCGGGAACTCCAAGAGAAGGCCCTGCACAAAGACGATGTGACGGCCTCCGACATTCCGACGGCCAACGGATCGGACATTCAGTCGGAGATCGAAAATTTAAAATCCTCTGTCAGTGATGGGAAAGCAGCTGTCGCTGGGGCCATCACTGACATGGGGGTTCCGACATCGCCCAGCGACACCTTCCAGCAGATGGCGGAGAATATCCGCGCGATCCAAACCGGGCCGGATACCGGCGACGCAACGGCCGTGGCTGGGGACATTCTCTCCGGAAAGACAGCCTATGCCCGCGGCGAAAAATTGATCGGTACGATGCCAAACCGTGGCGCAATCACCATCACACCCGGCCCGTCTGATCAATCAATACCCGCCGGTTATCACAACGGCAACGGCAAGGTGGCCGGTGTCGTTTTCGACCCGTCGAAGGTGCTGGAAGGCACAACCATCGCTGGAACGGCGGGCACCATGCCAAACCGGACCGGACATGTGAATGCAGCGGGATACAGCCGAAGCGGAACCACATTGCGTCTGCAACCGCAACCCGGATACTATCCGGGCGGAAGCGGGAACAGTGTGCAGATCGACGAGCCGAATCTGTTGCCTGAAAACATCCGGCAGGGGAAAAGCATTTTCGGCGTGGCAGGGTCACTGGTGCCGGGGGCGGCCATCAAATCGGTTCAACGGGGAATAAGCCAAATTGAAAAAAACCCCGTGTATGTGACAATTCCAGCAGTTGACAGAACAAAATCAATCATTCTCGCATATACGGATAGTTGGCCTGGAAATCATGCGGCGGCAAAATTGGAAAACGACACAACCCTGCATCTTTATAAATTCAATACATCGGGGAACTATGTCCAAAGCAAAGTTGCATGGCAAGTTATTGAATTTGATGGGGATGTCGTTATCCAACAGGGAGAAACATGGGCTAGTGCGAACCATGTCGAAAGAGTGACCATAGCATCTGTTGATTTAACTCGTTCTTTCCTTGTCTATTCGGTCACTTACGATAGCCCGTCTAATACGTGGGCTCTATATGGCTACATTAACAACCCGACACAAATTGATTTTGTTCCACCCAGTAATTC